TTATCTAGAGATAAATGGGTTGAATATGTAAAAAGTGAAGAAAGTGATGATGTATTAGTTGAAGCATTACAAGCAGTAATAGAAGAAATAGAAGACAGAATGCACGATAAGTTAGAAGATTTTAAATCTTCATTTTTTGGTAGCTTAGGTGCAGCAAGTAAAAAATTAGACCAGGCAACAGGGCAAGGTGCAATCAAAGCATTGACAAAAGATAATCCCGTTATGGGCTTTTTAGCTGATTACATGATGAAAAGGGGTGGAATAGATGCATTACAGGGCCAAAACACGGGAGATCAACCCAAACAACAACCGGGTACAACGGGTAAGTTAGGGCTCAAGTAGAGTTAAATACCCCAATATAACTAGTTTAATGGCTTGGAAAGGCACTCTATGTCACTCTAGAGTACCTTTCCTTACCTTTTACTTATCCTATCCTTATCTTTTCTTAAAAGAAAAAGGCCAGATAAGCTAAGCAATCATTCGTAATCCGATATAACCCAGATTGCTTTTTCACATTCCATGCACAAGTTTAAATGATTGTGCCATTTTTTTACAGACCTATGTAAGAATGCTTGCTTACATAATGTACACTCTCTACGCATTTCTTAACCTAAGGCTCCCATCGTCCATAGCCTCAAGTTCCCAAGTGAACTCATTGTAGTCTTTTACAAATTCTTTATCTTCTTTCTCCAATAATGGTACTATATCTTTTACCATTACAGATGCGCCGGTTTGCCATTTCATTGGCATACCTTTTGAAGAGAGAGAAGGATAGGAAGGATGGGTAAATAGATGTATAGAAACAATATATTTAACACCCCATTCTGTATCTATCTTTTCTGGTAAATCTAGGAACTTAAAAGTTGCCTTTTCACCTGCTGTCAATCCCGACATTTTAGTCGGGGAACCAAAGTTATATTTTGGGTCACTCATAATTTCAATTAAGAAATGTTACATATATACTTTTATAGGCTACCCATTATTGAGTAAACAGGGGAGTCCGTAGGCATCCCCCTACACAGGTACAAACATGGCAGCAAGAAGAAAAGCACCACGCAGAAGGGCAAAACGCTCATTCAGCGTTAATTTATTAGAAACTGGAGCCGGTCTAGCATTTTTAGATGCAGCAAACGCAGGCTCCGCAGCACAGTCATTTTTGAAAGGAGATCTTAAAGGTGGAATTGATACATTAAGTTCAGCTTTCAAATCTAACAAAAACGAAATGGTCAAAATTGGAGCAGCTACAATTGCTGCAAAGGTCGTTTTGTCAAGTCTTGGCGGAAGCAAAGTACTTGGAGCTATCGGTCCGCTCAAACTAAGGGCCTAAAAATAAGGAAATAATAAACATGGCAATAGTAGTAAGTAGATCTGAATCAGGAATGAGCTTAACAACATCTTTTGCGGCACTAGATAATTTGGGAGGAGCTTCTGTTTCTTCTAGTTTTACAGTACCACAAAATGTTAGCTCAATAAAACAAATATCAATTAGTATGTCTAATGACGCTAATGAAGAAACCATTGGACTTTGCAAAATCTCAGGGAATGCAATGCGAGATGGTGACGCAGTTTTTGCAGCAGCAGGTATGGTTGTAGGTGCTACCGCAACAGGTAACACATCAAACAATATCCAATATGATACCGACTTAGGTGTTGTTAGTGGAAACAGTGTAGAATTATCCTTAGCAGGAACCCAAGCAGCAACAGTAGACGCAGCAGTTACCGTTACATTCGCTTAGAGGTCTAACTTATGTTAGGCGGGGCAAACCCAGTAGGCGGAAGTAATCCATCAGGTGTCGGTACTAGTCTAAATTACGTTGGTAATCACTGTTATGCTAATAGCGGAGCAGTTGCCATTACAAGTGGCGACACTGCAACACTATTAAATTTTACAACAGGCTCTAAATACATAATGGCAACTATAACAGGTGGCCGTAACATGAAAGCAACAGCAGAAACTTTTACTAAAATTTTGTTAGATGATCAAGAAGTATTTAGGTCTAAATATGACAACGGGGCAGGACAAACTTTAGTTCCACCGTTTAATACAAATATATATATGTTAATACCGCCATATACTAAATTTGTTTTAACCTGTGCACCTGAGGATGCAAACGAAACTATAAGCATAATATTAGTAGGCGAGGTATACGGATAATGCCTAAAAAGAAATTAACAAAAGCACAAGTAAAAAAGAAATTAACAACAATGGGACGTAATATGTATGATTTAGTATTAGATAAACTAGGGCATTCAGATAGTTTAGTACCTTTTAGTCAAGTTAAATTATTAGAATTACATAGAGTTATACAAAACGCTAGACGTAGGATGAAATAGGAATTAGATACATTACACAAAAACGTATCACTGTCTAATAATGAGTACTAAAATCTACCATGTCGAATTCCCGAAGTGGCTTAATAACCACAGAACAATGGAACAGCTTCTTGTTAGACTGTTGCTTGTCTATCTTACAACAAAAGAAACAGGAATAATGTAATGCCTTTTGCGCTAATACCTGAAGGTTTTACTATACAAAAAGTAACAGCAGCGCAAGAAAGAGCAGTAAAATCAAAGCGACGCCAGGATGATCTTATTGCATTAATTAACAATCCGCAAACTATTGCAGTGATTGGTACGATAATAGGGGGCACGTTGGTAGCTACACAAGTTGATGGCATAATTGATTCGCTAAAAGAAAGTGGGGTCCAAGTTTCTGAAGATGTAATACAGGCAACCAAAGAAAAATTGGGCTCGGGGTTAAATTTAGCTTCACGTGCCGTTAGCCCTTTAGCGCCAGTAGATGCAGCATTAGGAATTGTACGTCAAGCAGGACTTATTGACAGTGACACAGAAACAAGAATACGGGAGCTAATACCAGGAATATGATACCTTTTCTAAAATTATTAAACGAAGTCTCACAGGGGTTTGAAATAACCCCAAGTGAGGAATTAAAAAAGCGTTATGAGGATGCACCAAAAGTTAAAAGCTATGATTGGTTTTTAAAAAATGTTGACCCTAGTGGATCTCTTACTGATTACAACGATTGGCTACGTGACCAATAAATAAGACAACTCAATAGAGTTTTATGGAAATAGAACCTACGGTACTGTTAGCTTATGCGATAATTTGGACAATATTTTATGCCTTATTATCTAGACACATTGCAAAATTATCTAGAGATAAATGGGTTGAATATGTAAAAAGTGAAGAAAGTGATGATGTATTAGTTGAAGCATTACAAGCAGTAATAGAAGAAATAGAAGACAGAATGCACGATAAGTTAGAAGATTTT